TCCACCAACAAAAGGTCCAGACGAAGTTTTATCCTAGGACCAAAAATAATATGGGTATTTGTTAATGGCGACCGCCTTGATGATAAGTGACAACTTGCACATCAATCACATAAACCCGTACACGTGGACGGGTGCGTACGGTGTCAACAAGGACGGGTTCCCTAAAAATCTTTATATGGACGGATCCTACACGACCCAAATTGACGAGACCCCGATAGAGACGAGCGGTCATCCGGATCTCGACAATGAGATGAACTTTGATTTTGCAGGCGGAATGTACCTCAAGGCGAGCGAGTCCAAACCGGCCCCGTTCAGGCCCTTTCCTGCTCGCAAATACGAATTTGCAGACGGGCGAGTGACGTGGCACCGCCCGTACCTCCCGTGGTCCTGGGAAGGTAAAGGCGCGCGTCAGGCGGATGGTGGCCGTGCAGCAGTCCAAGTATTTTTGCGAGACAATTCATTCCTAATTTTGATGGTCATCCTGGTATTGCTCCTTGTGATGGGCTCCAGACGGCGCTAAGAAAATGCAGCCACCTTGGGCGCGACCACCTTTACTAATTTTGAAGATAAAATAGTTCTTTCAGTATTAGACCGTTCTTCCAATTTGGGGCAATAATGGACCTCAAGTTGAATGCACTTCGTACAGAACAGCCCCTTGCACTCCTTGCAGGTAAGAATCTTGGGCTTGTGCGGGCACTTCCACCCGAGGCTCGGGCTCGATTTCACAGACGACATGGAGTTTGTACTGGGGATCGAATGGCGTCTCGTCATCCTGTAGCTCACACAACCCGTTTTTTCGGCCCTCGCAGATCCTGTCCCACGCAATTTTCATAAGGGGCAGATTCTTGGCGAACCATTCACGGTCTCTCTTGACCCGGACGACTACAAACTCTTCAGCTGGTTTCGGGACCCCAGCCTCGTCCAGAGGGCCAGCCGGCTTGTACTGGATAAAATCACACTCTTCGAGGTCTGTAATTTCTAGCTGGAGCTGAACCTGTGGAAAATAGTACTTTGGAATCTTGGGCTCAATCTTGCGAGTCAAAGGACACTTGATTTCTATCAAAAGTCCATCCTCCGTCACACCGTCCGGAGACGCCCCGAGCCACGGATACTGCCTGTGCTGAACAAGTCCAATTTCGTGTGACTTTCGGCCCGTCTTTTGGTCGTACATGTCGCGGACCATTGGCTCGAGCTTCGTCCCGTGCTCGGTCGCGGCATTTCCGGCCCATTTGGTCCTTAGAACCTTTTTCTTGACAAAGGCATCCTGTGTTTCGTAATGATTGTCACCAATGGCGCTCGCAACGTCACTCGCGGTGATCATTTGCTCGCGCAGATCTAACCATTCTTGACTTCTTTGTTCGGCGTATTCAGCCGCGATCAATTCACGGGCTCTGAGGACGTTCGCGTCGGGATCCTCCATTTACTGGTATGACCTTATTCTTAAATCTCGGGTCCGTCTTAAGTACTATTTCGGCGGCGTTCTGTTCGGCCTGTTTCTTTGTGGATGCGTAGCCAGATCCCGCCTGATCACCGTTCACATGGACCGTCACGCAGAACTGCCCGGATACAGTCCCGGTCACTTCATAGTCTGGCAGAGGATACTTGAGAGCTTGGCACCACCTCATCAACTGGTCCTTGTAATTGTCATCGACGAGCGACGTCTGGACTTTTGTGAATGAATCGAGCACGAATCTTTTGGCGTGGACCATTCCCAAATCAAGATAGATGGCGCCGACCAGAGCCTCGAACGCATCCTCCATGATGTGCTCGTTTGTGTTCCAGCCGTTCCGCTCACCTTTTTCATCCATCAAAATCAACTTGTCCAGACCGAGAACCTTGGAGATTTCACAGAGTGTCTTGCCCCGGACCATTTTAGTACGGGCCTTTGTCAGGAAGCCCTCCTGTTCCTTTTCGTGCAGGTCAAAGAGATGCTTTGTAATTATAAATCCAAGGACTGAATCTCCCATGAATTCAAGGGTCTCGTACGAACCAGTCAAACCTGAATAGCGTTTCAGGGCTGACTTGTGCGTGAAGGCTCGTTGATAGAGTTCGATATTTTTGACTTTTGTTCCCGCAAGGGAATTTAGTTTTTCACGAGACAAGATGGGCGGGGACTCCATTTATAGGTTACACAGAGATTATGTTTAAGCCACGGTCGGTGCGGCAGGCTTGGCGACCTTTGGACGAACCTTCTTCTCCTTGGGAGGTGCTGGTACGTCGGTGGTGCCAGCCACCGACTCGGCCTTCTTGGCACGAGGCTTCTTCTCAGGGGCGTTCGGGTCCTTCAGGTAGTGCGGGTTAATGTACTTCTGGACGTTCAGGAAAGTCACCTGGACACCCTCGGGAGGGTGCAAGAGGGTCTTGAGGGCCTCGTCCAGAGTGATGTTCTGGCCCGTCTTCAGGCCCTTCTCGGTAACGTACGTGTTGATCCGGGCAGTAACCTGGGAACGAGAAATCTTCTCGTCGGCAGCCAGATTCAGGAAAGAACGGAGCTCTGGGGTCACATCGAGGAGCTTGTTGAAGCCGTTGTTCTGGGCGCGTGCAGCCGCCTTCTCACCGGAGGGGTCCTCAATGTGCTGACGAATCTTGCGGACGTCCTTGCGGAGCGCCTTGAGCTCTTTCGCGAGGATCTCGAGAGTGATAGCCATTTCTATACTCTACAGGACGGGATTCTTTAAGCCGTTCTAGGTCAGTCGAGAGCTGCAGCGGCCAGAAATATAATCACCAGGAAAAACACGAGTCTACCGAGAACTTGCCAAACTTTCACGTCCTTGGGGTCAGCAGCCCCTAGCCAATCATTCGATTGGGTCCCGACGATTTTTGGCTGGTGGCCAGGTAGAGGCTCTTTGGTATCGCCCCCTCCAGAGCCGGCTGTACCGCCAGCGCTGCTCGCGGCTGCATTGGCGGCGAATAGCTGATCACCAAATCCAGGCGGAAGAGACACGCCGCCAGTTCTGTGCAATTCCATATTTAAATTCTGGGACGGCCCGAGGTTTTCACATCGAGGAACGCAGCAGCCCGGATTGCACGGGTAGACCAGGCCATTCTGCTTGTCTATGTAGGCACATATGTTGGCCCATGGATCCAGGGGGTCCGACAGGCACACGCACGATTTGTTCAAAAATTCTTGACCACACGCGTTCATCTAATCTTAAAGAAGAAATTTGTATATACAATAATGGAGTACGCCAAGCCACAGAAGCTTCCAGACGGTCGGTATTTTTTGAAGGTTTCCTCTGTGGGTGCTCCAGTGCGCCACCAGGTGAACGGTCTGGTCCTCCAGGACTCCCTGGATAGCCGCCACCCCAACTTCAAGTTGAGTGATCCAAAAATCTTTGAGAATATTGACACTGAGATTCTCACAAAAGCCAAGGAGTCCAAGCAGGAGTGGTTCGGCAAGGAGCTCAGCGACGAGACCATCCAGAACGCCTATCAGGAGAGCGTGACGGATGGAGTGCTCGGCGCGTCTCTGGCGATGCTCCGTGGCGAAGTGATCACTCTGGCTTTTGATACCCAGAAAAATCCCGTAGAGCTTCAGGACGTCAAGGCTGACTCCAAGTGCGATGCTCTGTTCGAGCTTTCAGGGCTCTGGTTCCTGAAAAAGTCCTTCGGGCCCATCTGGCGGGTCGTCCAGGTGCGCGTCCGGACAGGACCTCAGCGAACCCCGCCAGTCAAGGAATATCTTTTCACGGACGAGCCCGAGCCGGAGGTTGAGGACGACCCAGCGGATTATCTGGACTAACAGGCGGCGGCCCTAAAAAAATATCATCGACTTATATAAATGGATCGTAAAGGACTCGCGATACTGGTTCTTGTGGCGATTATTCTCTTGCTGCTGTCCAGCCCGAGCCGGAGCGGGTACGCCGCCGCCCCAACCTCTTACGAGGGATTTAACCTGAATAATCAGCCGTATACCACCCTGGGCGCCACCGGTGTGGCTGGCAAGGGCGTCGGGCAGCAGGGTTCCCAGGGCGAGGGTGGAATCGACGAGGCCCCGTTCATGTCGGGTAGTTACAAGTCGGCCCCGGCCAACTCCGCCAACCTGATTCCGCGTGACGTGGTCCAGACCGAGGACTTTGGTCAGTTCAGCCCAGACAAGATTCTGTCCGGCCAGAACTATCTCGATCCCCGTAGCCAGATTGGCTACCCAGAGACCCTGGGCGGCAATTTGCGCAATGCCAACCGCGACTTCCGCAGCGAGCCCCTGAACCCCCGCACGCCCGTCAGCATCTTTAACCTGAGCACAATTCCACCAGATGTGATGCGCCCCAAGTTCGAGATTGCCAACGAGTACCAGTAAGTACTGCGCGCATAAAGCGCTTAATTAAGTCTCGGCGACTTTATAGAATGGATTTCAAAAATGTTATGACGGAGTGGGTCGCCCTCAAGGCCCAACTTGCCGCAGCTCGCAAAGATCTCAGCGTACTGAATGTTCGCGAAAAGGAGCTTCGCCAGTTTGTGACCGAGCACATGGCTCGTAACGAGATTGACACCGTAAAGGTCCATGACAAGATCAAGGTTAATTTCAAGAAAAAGAAGACGAAGGGCTCGATCACCAAAGATGTCATCAAGACGGGTCTTCGCTCATTTTTTGGTGGAAATGAGGCCCAGGTCGAGGGGGCCTTCCAGGCGATCATGGATGCTGCACCGACCAAAGAGTCGGCCGGCGTGACCGTGACGGGACTTAAGGATTTGTAGAGCTAAAATAGCAAGTACAAAATGGGTCTCAATGACGAGTACTCTCGTGATGCGTACACCTACGAACAGGTTTGGGACTCGGACGACGGTGACGAGTACGACCCTGATCTCTCTCCAGAAGACTGGCAGGACCTACACTCCCAGGAGCTTCTAGATGGATGGATGAAGATTCGGGACTATCTGGACCAAAATTACATCAGGACGACTGCTCGCTTCCCGGAATTTGTGAATCTGGTTGTCGATCCTGCGAAGTGGCACACGTTCCAGGCGCCAAACGAGCTCCAGATGATTCTTTGGAATCTCATTTCTAGCAACAATCCAATCATTACAGACAGGGTTCAGCCGGCTAACTTTTTTGCGTGGACTCAAAATTATATAATCCAGTAATAATAAATGATTGACATTACCGGCCCTAAGGTTCTCGCGCCGGCTCTCCTCTTTGCGGTACTCAGTCCCGGTATGCTTCTGGCCCTCCCGGCCGGATCAGGCCTGTTTGTTCAGGCTGTGACTCACGCCGTGGTTCTGGCCATTCTTTATTGGGCTATCGCCAAGTTTTTGCTCAAGGTGAGCCTGACTTCCGCTGACCTCGTCATGCCGGCCGTCCTCTTCGTCCTGTTGACGCCAGGTGTGCTGCTGACCATTCCCCCGGGATCCATGGGTGTCTTCCGGAGCGGCCAGACCGGCCCTCTGCCCGTCGGTGTGCATACCCTCGTGTTCGCAATCGCCTTCGCCACCCTTCGGTCAGTCTTCCCTCAGTACTATTAGGCGCGCCCAAATACACTTATATTTTGATCCAAAATTAGTAGTTATGAAGTGCCTTGCGATAGGTCCAGGATCCATGGGATTCTTCATATTGTTAGGGGCAATTTCAAAACTTAAACAATCGGGTGAACTTGCGGATCTTGAGGAAGTTTCAGGATCGTCTGCAGGGGGCCTGCTCGCTCTCCTGTTTCTCCTGTCCAAAGGAGACACAGTAAAGATTCTCGACTATTCCTTGACTGTCCAGATTAAATCAATTATGAAACCTAGTATTCGAACATTTTTGAAAAGTTACGGATTGGTTTCAGTCCCCAAAGTCCGCAAGGTTTTCAGTGAAGCCTTGCACGAGTTCACAGGCAAGGATGACATGACATTCAAAGAACTCTTTGAATTGAATCCAATTAAACTTCATTTGAGTTCTTTTTGCGTCGATCTCATGAAGACTGTTTACTTTTCGGTCGACACGAATCCGGACATGAGCGTCCTGGACGCCGTCTGCGCCACGTGCGCCATGCCATTTCTTTTCGAACCTGTAAAGCTCAAGGACGGTTGGCGCTACGCAGACGGAGCCACAGCCGAGACGTGTCCGGGCGGTCCGTTCTTGGCGCGTCAGGCTGACACATTAGCTCTTATTTTTGGTGCTCAGCAGATGCCCGAAATAAAAGACTTGAAAACTTATGCTCTTTCTATGCTTTGGCTGCCTATGAAACTTCGGCACGTCTACGGGTTCAGGACCTGCGAATTCGCCATTACCGGAGATGAGGCTTTTGATTTTGGTGCGTCAAATGACGCCAAGCTCAAAATGTTCCTCACAGGATTTTCTCAGACAATTGTAAAATGAGTTCGATCCTTCGGTCTGGATATACCCAGAAGCGTACGCGTAAAGTCGTCCGGGTCAGCCGCAAGGACGGCACTTCGTACACGTACGTCCGCAAGGCGGGTGCGACGCGCGTGCGTCCAGTTCCCATCCCGGATGTGGGTGCGGCAGGAAAGGGTCCCCGGCTGATCGGCAAGCTCAAGGCGGGTATGCTGACCAAGTACGGCTACCACCCCGTAGAGGCCAAGACGAACCGCCACAAGGCTCTCAGCAAAGGCGTGAGCAAGGGAGAGAAGCCTCTGGCGGTCATGCGCCGCCTGGTCGCCATCAGCACCTTGACCAAGCGGACGGCCCCTCGGGCCTCTCGCATCTACAAGCAGGACGCGATGTGGATCCGTAGCAAGTACGCCAAGTCTTTTAAAAAAATGTCACAATAAATAAAGGAGATGCCGAGCCTGGCTGAAATAAGACAGTGGAAGCCGGCGAGATCGGCTTCTGTAAATAACCGTAAACTCGCGCTAAGGGCCGGTGTGAACATGGCACTGACCCTTCCTCCGGCGCAGCGCCGCGTGGAGATCAAGCGTCAGCTCAGGAAGCACCCGGCCGTCGCCCTTTCTCTCCTCTCAAAACCCGTTCTGCGTCGCATCCTGCTGGCCCTCGGTTTCACCGCTGCAGCCACCGCGGCCGTCATGCATTTCCCGAGCTTGCCGCGAGGTGGCGTCCCGGCTCTTCTGCCGACGCCCGCCGGTAACGCGCCCGTCGCTGCCGTGAACTGGGGGCGGCGCGCCTGGAATATGGCACCGACGCGCCAGCAGGCGATCAACTTGGGTGGAGCTATTGCGACCGCCGTCAATCCATGGCTGGCGATGAAGTGGGTCGTCACGTCCGTCACGAGTCGTTCAATAGACGCCATGGAAAGACAGATACAGGGCTATGAAGCCACCGCGAATCGCGCCCGAGTCCAGGTTGAGACGTACCTGAGCTGGGCTTTGTTCATCGCATTTTTGGCTGTTATTTCGCACTTCATTCCCTGGATAGTTCTCAATATTCGCAGGACCGTCCACGTCTTGACGATGGGCAACGCTGAAGAGGCGGCCATGCTCGCCGGTCGCGTAGGCACCAAGGCGGTGCAGAGTGGCGCTGTGCGGTCCCGGTCACGGTCGGCCGGTCGGTCCCGTACCCTGCGCATGGGCGCCGGTCGCCAAGTATCCTAAAAACGTGTCGTGTCGAGG